GGGCGATAGAGCGTATAACGCTTTCGAGCTCTAAGCTTAAATTTTTCCCAGACAAGCCCCACCAATCTAATGGTATTTATGTCTGGACGCCGTAGCGTATTGGATGCGAGGTTCGCGACGTGAGCCCTTGGGGTCACCGTGGCACGACGAGTCCCATCACCGTACTTACGTCAGGGTTGATAGTCCCACCGGTCTTGTATTGGACGTTATCACTACCATCTATTGCGTTGTTAAAGGCCGTGAACTGCCTGGACAACACAAACAACCTATTTGTACTTAAGTCCCTTACCCCGTAAAAGTAAGACTCAAAAGTAACCCTGATTCGTCGTCCTGGTGGTAACACTATTGTGTCTGCAGATAACAAGTTTGAGTTGACCTGGCACCAGCCGAGCAAATCCACTTCAAATGGCAGCTCAAGGTCAGTACCAAAAAGTTCACAGGTTATACGGCCTGGAACGTCATTGTAGAATCTTAATCTCTGCAGGTGCAAAGTGTCGTAAGTAGGTGTGGCCTAGTTGACTGAAGGGTTGAGGAACTTCAACTTGTACTTCATCTTCACATATCCAACATTGACAGCTGCAGCAGCCGTGAGGGTGCGATTGATTAACAGTTGGTCCGTTGCAAATCGCACTGAACCTGCACAGGTGGTGCCAAGGTTGGCAAGCACCGATGCGGCATGTTGGACGTCGTACTGTGGAAGACGGTTAGTTTGGTTCTTCAAGACATGCAATTTAATGCTTTCGTATGCGGCAGCGATTTGACAGTTCAAGTTACCACTAGCCATTGCTTCTGCACTAGCGTCCAATGTAACTGAATTTGGATCTGATTCATATCGTAATGCCACGCCACCAGACGTTGTCACCGCAGTAACTGGTCTGTATTCCAGCCACAAATCTTCGACGATGAACTTGTCGAAGTTCTGAGCATATTTTCCAATAAATCTGGTCAGATTGAGGGCATTGATGCGGGTAGTTGCATCAGCGGCCTCCGCAGTGAAGCCGATTTGTCTCATCCATGATGTTGCTGGGGCAATTCCTGTTGTTGCAAAAGTGGGGGAAATGGCAAGGATTATCTCCTCGTTTTCCAAACCCGCCCATCCTGGCCCATATGTCATCTTGGGAGCACCGGTTCCCTGTTGCTTGCGCACAAGTGCGTTGCTGGATGTTGAGTCGCGTTGTCTTGGTTGTCGGTTTGAACGTTTTGCGCCGCCGTTCGCGGGTACGGATCTACGGCTATTGCCTCCTTTACCTTGGTTTGATGCCATGGTTAGTGAAGTTGCGGATAAGGTTCCTCCCCATATCCGCGGATCCGTTCTGTTGTTGGCGCCAAAATGCCAGTTCGTTCAAAGCGTAGCTGATCTGCAATGGAAATACCCCAAGTCATTTGGTATTCCATACGTGCTAGTGGGCTGGGTGGTATAAGTCGCACGCGCTCTGGTTTTATGTACTCCAATTTAGCCCTATAATGATTCCCGGTACACATGTAGCCAGTACCCATCTTGCTCAATGTTTCTCCTATGTACTGCCCAATAGGCAGTCCAACACCAAGTGACATTTCACACAACCCGATCGAACGCAAATATTTTCCCTTAATCTTAGGGGTAATAGTGCGGATGGCCCACGGTAACCTGGCCAACAATCTGAATGGGTTG